TTTGCTCTGAATTTTCTATGTCATACGATTATGATGATTTTTACACTTTAGAAGCAACTTTTAGAAGAGTATACGAACCATGACACAAGTAGTACGTGATTTACAAAAACAAAATCCAGGCTCTTCGCTTGTAATTCTTTACGAGCTTGAAATGCCTGATGACACGACTTGGTATTTTCACGATGGTAATTCTGCAGCAATTGGAGATGTGACATTTGATGGAAATACTTACGAAAGCATACCAGTAGAATTTGACGGCGTTGATACGACAACAGACGGTCCCGCAAGTCGTCCTACTTTAACAATCGGAAATGTACTTAGTGTATTTAAAGATGCATTAGGAGCAACATATACTTATGACGATCTTTTAGGAAAAAAGTTTACTCGACGTCGTACTCTTTCAGCATACCTAACTTCAAGCCCTGCCGTTGAACTTCCAAAAGATATTTTTATGTGGATCGAATTGCAAGTACTTCAATTATAAGCGTTTCTTTTGAATTAGCTTCTCCTTACGATATCGAAGGAATCAAACTACCTTCTCGTGTTATACTAGCAGGAGGCTGTAGTTGGCAGTATCAAGGCGCTTCTACAGATTTAGCTGAAAGTGCAAAGTATGGCGGATGTTCTTGGAATCGATTTAGTACTATTACAGTTCCAACTACAGGAATAACTTATACTCACTATGTAAACGTAAATGATGAGCCTGTAGTACCTCTTGCAGCAGTAATTGGAGCTTGGACAGGCAGCGGAACTGTAAATGGTATATATTCTACTGCGCAAGCAGGTTTAGTGCGAATTAATAATGATAAAACTTTTACAACTGGTATTAGCAGTACAAACTACTGGCAAATGGTTACTAGTACAACATCGACTCCTTCAGATGTAAATGTGGCGTGGAGACGAGTTCGTGTTTTTCAAACTTACAGTGCTTCCGGCACTTACACAGTATTTACAGATCCAAGCTACAGTAGTTATGTTACAAGTACTTTAGCTGGAGAAACTTCTCCCCGTCTATTTAAGAAAATTTATGCTACTCAAGCAAGTACAGCGCAAGGCTCTGTACCAGGATATAACAAACATTGGGAAATTGGAGATGTCTGTGGAAAACGACTTAATTCTTGCACAAAACGATTTCAATATATTCGAACAACTTCCAATTCAATTTCAGTCCCAAGTACCGTCTATGATCAAACAGTTGTACTTCCCTTTGGAGGCTTTCCTGGATCACGAACATATTCTTAAAGTAATTCGTGATTGTTTTATGAACTGGAATGAAGAAATCTGTGGAGTCGTTGTAAATCGAAAGTGGTATAGAGCTAAAAATATTGCCCCAAGTCCAACTGAAAATTTTATACTTGACGACAAGGTATGGATTGGTGTACAATTGTTAGGAAAACCAAGTGCAATTATACATACACATCCTATTGGCTCAGCAAAAGCAAGTGAGCTAGACTTAGTTCAACAAAAGCACTTTAATATACCTTTTATAATTATCTCTTTAGAGAACTGCGATCTGGAAATTTATTCATGATAAGAAAAGTGCATTTACTTGGAAATCTAGGAGAAAAGTTTGGGCCAGTGTGGAATGTGCACTGTACAACTGTATCTGAGTGCTTGCGATTAATAGAATGCCAAGCAGATGGATTTAAAAAATATTTAGTTGATATTGCAAATCAAGGTACAAATTTTGCAGTTCGAACAGGCGAAGAACTGATAGGTACTGGCGAAGAACTTTATATGAATGTAAATGCAGAAGATGTTTACATTACTGAAGTTCCTGCGGGTGCTGGTGGGTGGGGTAAAATTATTGTTGGCGCATTAATTATAGTTGCTGCAATTGCGATTGTATTTGCAACGGGGGGCACAGCTTTATCTGCAGCTGCTGCTGCAGGTCAAATGGTGGGGACAGGATTTGCAGCAACTATGAGCGCAGGTTGGGCTACTTTAGGCAGTATGGCATTAGCTCAAATGGCGGTTATGACTCTTGCTTCAATTGGCTTAAATCTAATTATGGCAGGCGTAAATGAACTTATGATGCCTAAGCCAGATAAAGGAAAAAGTGCAGGCGCATTTTTTTCCGGTCCTGTAAATACCATTAAACAAGGGCAACCTGTTCCTCTTCTTTATGGCGAACTGATCGTAGGTGGAGCACCAATTTCTGTTTCATTTACTAAGTCAAAGATTACTTCTACAGGTTATGTATATAATTCTGTTGTAAGCATACCTGATCAAACTCAGCTATACTCAGGCGGAAGTCCAGAAATGCCAGTTACTCCAGGATCTCCTTCTGGAAATACAGATTCTTCACAATTTATAGATATTGACAAATATTTAAGACAAGCTGGTCAGCTTTCTTTAAATGGGTCCGTCGTAGCCGGCCCACTACTATAGGAATTAATTATGTCATGGGGTAATGAAATGAGGGAGGCATTAGAGGCTGAAGGAGCATCAAAAATTGCTAGCCAAGCTGGCGATACGATGCAATCAGCGCAATATGCTGTTGTATATGATTTAATTTCTGAAGGTGAAATTCAAGGCTTAGTCGACGGAGCTGCAAGTATTTATCTAAATGGTACTCCATTAACTTCTCAAAGTACAAAATCTACTATAACTCCTATTGCTGTATCAAATGGAGTATTTACTGCATCTTCAACAACAGTTACTCATGCTGCTGGCGGTCTCGCAAATACAGTAGGACGATTTACAATCTTAGAACGAGGCGCAAATACAAACTCTACTTTTGCAGGAAATTCTGGCAGCCCGCGGCTCACTACAACTTCTGCCTATTTTGCAAATACAATGGCAGTTAATAATGAACAGTTTCCAATATTAAATCCTAAAATTCGAGTAGATGGGCTCGGCCCAGGTGGTAGAGAGTATATTGGTACAATTACTCAAGTTGTCAGCAATACAGTAGCTATAGTTGAGCCTCCTATTTCGACAACAGGTAGCGGCAAAACAGGCGCTCGAGATCATGTATCTTACGTTACTACTGCATCTGCAACTTCGATTACAATCGCAGCAGCTCCTACTTTATCTGGAAAAAGATTTCAATTAGTTCCACTTACTTCTTCTGCTACTAGTTATACTTCTGATGATAGTTGGAATTTTAAAAATGTAACAATGAACTTTCTTTATCTGGAAAAAGATTTCAATTAGTTCCACTTACTTCTTCTGCTACTAGTTATACTTCTGATGATAGTTGGAATTTTAAAAATGTAACAATGAACTTTCGAGCAGGTACTCGAGAGCAAACTCCAATTATTTATCCAAATATACCTACTGCAAGTTTTTTAAGCTCTATTGAAGCTCCTTTTTTATGGACTACTGGCTGGGGCGGTACCGCTTCTGTTTTAAATTATAACTCAGCATTTTTAGGACTATCTTCTCCTGGTGAAGTGGATAAACTTAAAATTGGCATAGAATTTACCGGCGGCCTTTATGTACATAGTGGCGAAAAGCAAAAAATTAAAGAAAGTTTTGTTGGAGTTCAAGTAAAATTTCAATATACACAGGGTGGGCAAATAAAAACTGCTGTCATACTTGGCCCTGCAAGTTCAGCAGGAGTTCCCGCTGGAGTACAGCGCCATAGAACTTGGTTAGATTATTTAGAGAACTATACAGGTCTTGTGCAAGCGAAAATTCAAACTCCATTTGTGCATGAAATTGAGTTTTCTATTGAGCAGTTTAAACCTTTTACAGATTTTACTATTTTAATTTCTCGTACAAGCCCAGACGATAATGCGGAAGTGGAAAGTAGTGATAATACGCACGTATTTTCAGCACGTATTAAATACATTGAATCTCAAATAGTAGATAAATTTAGATATCCTCACTCTGCTTATGCTGCTATAAGTTTTCCAGCAGAAGGATTTAGTTCAATTCCTTCCCGAGCTTATAAAGCTCGTGGATTAAAAATTTCTGTCCCTTCAAACTATATACCACGAGAAGAAAATGTTGATGGAATTGCAAGATATATAGGTCGCTGGGATGGTAGTTTTATAACAAAATATACAAATAATCCTGCTTGGATATTTTATGATTTAGCCACAAACAAACGATATGGACTGGGTAAGTATGTAGATTCTTCGCTTATTGATAAATTTGGTCTTTATCGAATTGCTCGATATTGTGATGAACTTGTTTCAAATGGTAAGGGAGCATTAGAACCTCGTTTTACTTGTAACGTTTATATTACACAAGCAGAAGAGGCTTATAAATTACTACGCGATCTTGCAACTACTTTTCGAGGTATGACATATTGGGCTCAAGGAGCTTTAATGGTCAGTCAAGATCGTCCGAAAGAACCAATTTATACATTTACTCAAGGCAATGTGGTAGATGGAATATTTAATTATGAGTACTCTGGGCGTAATGCTCGTTTCAATGAAGTTAATATAACTTGGACAAATCCGGATCAATTTTATGCACAAGATGTACTGACAGTTACAGATCAAACAGATATAATTAAGCGAGGACGAATTGTACCTATGGATACAGTTGCGTTTGGCTGCACAAGCGAAAGTCAAGCCTATAGAGTTGCGTTGTGGAATATGATCACTTCTCAACTTGAAACTGAATTTGTATCTTTTACTTCTGGAATTAATGCAAGTACTTTGCTTCCTGGTGATGTAATCAATATTCAGGATCATCATTTAAATGCTATTCAAACTAGTGGTCGTATAAAATCTGCTGCAAATACTACAAATATAACTCTCGATAGAAATGTTACTTTAGTTTCTGGTAGCACATATGTGCTACATGTTGTATATGACGGTCCAGGTTGTTATTTGCAACAATCTTCTGCTAACGTAGGCGGAGTTATATACTATCGGGGAGATTTAATTCCAGGCGTAGCAAATAGCACTGCCGCAGCTCAGTTACTTGACACGGCAAATAGTCCAGTGGCAGTAAGTTTTAGTCCTGAAGTTCATGTACAAAGAAAAACTATTAATAATTCTTTACCTTATACAGGAAATGTAATTAGTGTTTCTTCTGCTTTTTCTTCCACTCCAAATACAGAAAGTGTTTGGGCAGTTGAAAATATTACCCTTGATAACGGAGTAGCCCCCAAAAAATATCGTGTACTAAGTATTCGCGAAGAACCAGATGCTCTTTATACAATTGTTGCATCAAATTATGCAGAAGAAAAATTTGAAGAACTTGAAGCTCGAGTTAAAATTGCTCCTCCTGCTTATACTGGACCGAGGCCTGGAGAAGATGTTCCTACTGTAACTGTTATGATTCCTCAGTATTCTCGCAGTACTGTAGATGATTTAGGGGAAGAAGTTGATGCAGCTTATTTTGCTTTAATTTCTTGGAGTCCTCCAAACCAAACTTATACAGATTCTACTGGAACTTCCCAAACTCGCAGTTATCCTTATGTATCTACCTATGAAGTTCGCTATGACCTTTTTGATATTCCTTCCACTACCTTGAAGGAATATGTTACAGAAACAGTTCCTGGAACTCGTAATAGTTTAGAAGTGTATGGAGTAAATCCTGGAAATTATGAGGTCAGTATTCGAGTAAAAAATACTATCGGGGAATATTCTCCATGGTATACTCAACGAATTACATTT